AAATTGTAATTTATATGAATAAAAAAAAGAATGAAATGAATAAAACTATATATATGGAGAATATATAACCTCATAGAATTCCAAAAAAAATAAATTGTAAATTGCAACAAAATATTTAGACATTGAAGACTTGGATATATCCGTCTTCTAATCGTGCTATACGGAGATATTCACAGAAATTTCTCATTACATTTACACCATCTTTTAAATCATTTGCTTTAACATGAACCTCAATACCACGAGTTCCGACACGACCACCAGTCAGACGAGTAGATTGATAAAAGAAATTGCCTTCCAATGCTCCCTTCTGAGCTCTTCCTTCATAAGTAGAAGCTGTAATAATATCCCCCGAATTACTATATTCTTGATCTGTAATAAATGGGACTCCCTCTGCATCAGTTAATAGACTAAATAGTCGTGCCGTGTTCTGAACATTTGTAGGGAATTCAAATCGGTCATTATAACGAAGATTATATTCCATATCACCTAATACACCAGTGCCACTCTTTTTAAGAGCAAAAGACACACCGAGACCTGCCATATCTTCCTCAGATTGTCCAGATTCATTGAAAGAAGTTAATACACGACTTACAAGACGATTTGCCATACCAACATTTCTTACAATATTTCTCATGGATGCCTGACTAACAGAAGATAGAGCAAGACGATAGTCATTAAAACTAAATGATAAATCACGATTCTTTTCAGCATAAGCAGACATTTCTGAACCATCCCCAAAATATAAATAATCTGCACAGAACTTCAATTCATTTCTATCAATTAAGAATGGTTGGCGAGTAGTTGCTCCACTTGGAATAAATGCTCGTTTATCGATTGAAGGTTGGAAAGTCAATTCAATATTAATAGGTTCTTTAAACATATATAAACCGAGTTGATGCTGTTTGAGGAAGGGAAATAAATCCGATAAATCAATTTGATAGGTGGGACTTTCATCTGGAACTCTTTGATCCATAACAGAAAAAGGTTGCATAAGAAGACCTGCATCCCCACCAGAATATTCACGCCCATTAGCAAGACCATAAGTCCCAGCAAGATTATTACTTGTAGTTGCTACACCTGTTTCTGTGTAAAGGAATTGATGATCCATACAACGACCTGTTAAATATTGTTCCCTTTCTTTCTGAACTTCACCAGAAATAAGAGATGATTTAATTTGGTGTAAGTAGTTCCAGTCGGATATTTCATTTAAAACTTGATTACCCACTTTAAGAACTGCCTTTTGGACGATTTGTCCGATTCCAGTGCATACATTAAGACCTGCCCTATCTAAGCCAGGAACTAATGAAACAAATAATTTAGAATTACTATGAAGGAATCCCTTGTTTTGTAGAGTAAAACGACAGAATCCTCCTACATTTTCACTTGAAACATCATTGAATACAACTGGGTCAAGCAAATCTGTTTCCACAGACATCATACCTGTTGAACCAATTTCACCAAGACGAATAAAATCTGGAACTCCATTGGATACGGAAGACATTTGTTTATCATCCATTTGTTTATCACTCATTTTATAATATATATAAATATTTTATATATTTGATAAATAAAAAAATAAATTATAAAAGTAGAGAAAATAATTTAATCACTTATATATTCTTCACTTGATTCACTTGATTCTGTTTCATAATCGGGGTCATCAATTCTTTCAAGAAATTCTTCTGTTATTTTTTTTAATAATCTTCTTATTTCATGTATAGTATCAACATCCCCTCTTTTTGCATAAAAACTTATAACTTCTTCCCAATCTTCTTCATCCATGTGATTTAGTAATTTCATTTTATATTATAGCATATATTTTATTTTTATTCCAACCAAATAATATCTCTTGGAAGTTTCATTTTATAACAATAATAAAAACAATCGAAATTACAAGATTTAGTTTGTTCGCCATTTTTTATAAATTGTATTCTTTTTCTTGGAATAATTATTTGTAATTGACTTTCAGTATTCTTAAAACTTTCTCTGAAATAACTTGTATTTATTTTACTACACGGCATAATTAATATAAAAGGTTTATCCAATTCTTTTAATCTCGGAATTACTAATTTACATTTACTAAATGGAGGATTACTAACAATCATATCTCCTTCATTACTATTAAAAAAATCATTATCATTACATATTACATTAAAACCCAATTCCTCTAAAAATCTTTCACTTGTTCCTTCTCCTTTAAATGCTTCCCATATTACTTTATCTCGTGGAATATATTGTTGTATATTTTCCCAAGCATATTTCGGTGTCATATATTCATCATCTTTTAAAAATGTTTTTGTATGAAATCCAGCCATTATATTATATTATATATTTTATTTTTACATTTTTTACATCATTGAAGCAACTGCACCCCGTTAGGAGAATATACTAATTGTGCTTTTGCCTTTACAAAGATGAAAACCGACTGAGGATTATCACTCGTCAGATTACTTTCAAGACTGACACCAAACTGCTGATCCTTAAAATTTTGACCGCCGTTGAATTGACTAAATCTTACACCTACGCCGAATAGAGCACCTCCTTCTGCTATTTCAGAGTATTTAGGAATAGTAGCACTTGTAATATCCATAGTATAATCACGATTGAGATTTACAACACTTACACTTGACCTATCAGTTGCCTTTTCGGGAATAATTGCTTCAACAAATTGACGAGCAAGTTGAGGATCAGATACTAATACTAAACCATTCCCAGCAACATCTTTATTTGTTGTTATATCATAATCCATAGGATATTTGACACCTCCTCTGAGAAATTGTATCCGAGAAAACTCTACTAATGAATTATCCTCATTAGACGGATAAGTTGTAGCAAGACCATTTGCCGTTAATGTATTAATATTACGGGATGGACAAAAAGTCATAAAGGCACTCTGAACCTTAGATAAACCCAGAGAATATTGAAGTTGAGCATTTGCACTATTAATTGAAGTATATAGAGATGTGATAGTATTGTATTCCATAGAACCAGATGTTTGTTGGGACATCTGAGATAATTGGTCAGGCGGAATATCAGCAATTTCACAAGTTAATTTAAGATTTTCAAGAACATAATGAGCATCAGCTACATTGGAGGGAGCAGTAGTAGAACCTACACGAGAGAATAAACAATTAGCATCACTCTCTAAATGAATTTCTATCTGGATTCCCCCCACACCTGCATGTAAATTCACCATATTACCAGACATCATAAATCCAGATGGAAGATGAGCACTGAATTCCTTTTTCTGTGTCTCATTAGCATTATTACATACGACACTTTGAAAGAAAGCATCAGCATTGGGCATACATAGAGCAGTAGCATTTAGGTGAGTTTGAAGGTCGATTAGACTCGAACTAACTCCCAAGTAGCTTTGAAGCATTTTATTATAATGTCTTATGTGTTCCATCACGATTTTTGAGGAATTATCACGAATAATTAATTGTTCCATGACTCCAAAAATTCCTAAACGATTATCCATAGTAATTTGATTAGTATCAGCAGGAAGCACGGGAGTAGGATTATTAAGATTATCTTTAAAAACTTTTAAATCACCACATATACGAATAGTTCTTGGATCTAATATACCTGCTGTTTTTTGGATTGTGAAGGAAATTACTGGAAATCCATTTTTAAAGCTAATTTTTCCGTCAGCTGGAACATTGTCGGGACGAATTTCTACATATCGACTGGTCATTTTATATTATATTAAATATAAAAATATAAAAAATAAAATTAATAAAAAAACTTATTATATATTTTATTGTAAATTGCAATGGAAGAATATGAAAAAAAAAGAGATGAAAATAAAACTAATTGTATATTTATTCTTCTTACATTATTATATATTTTAGGTTGGATAAAATTGTTAAAAATATTAGTGTAAATTACAACATCTATACTATAACTGAAACCGAACCATCTTTAATAATAATCCTACGAATATGATAGACAAATGCCTGATACATTTTATTTTTTGTTGGAACATGAGTAGCATCTTCATATTTAAATATACAACTCAAATCTTTGTTCCTTAAATCCATAGCACCTCCGTGCATACCAAAACCACGACCAACATTCCAGTTCCTTAAATATTCCCTAAAAGAACGAGGAGTAATATCGGCATTTGCTAATGTTTTCTCTAATTCATATAACGGGAACTGGTCAATTGATTTTTTAGTAGCACATTTACGGGTTGAAATTGGCCTGCTTGGAGTTAATTTTCCATCCAGCTGATATTGAACAGATGTAAGTCCATCTACTATACCTGAGTATGCACTACGGACACTATTGAGTCTATGATCCATAGAATCACTTGTAATATTATAAGTATGTTTATTTTCAGTTTCCGAACCACCAGTCATCATAACCATATTTGAATATACAGAAGCATCCTGAGGTTGAATAACTAAACTCTTAGCACGAGAATTATTACAATGGAAATTAAATGAAGTTTGTTTATCACTTGCAAGAGAACTATGTTTATAATTAGTCCAAGACATAATATCAAATTCAATCGCCTTTCCTTCACGGAGTTTTGCCATCATTCCTCTTTCATAAGAAGGATCAAGTTCTACTTTATGAACAATAAGGTTCATATTTGAAATTGTATATCCCACATCATAAGAAGTCGCCTCAGATACGGCAGTTGAATATAAAACAAAGTCCTGTGTAATAGCAAT